AAGATAGTACCGAGCTACATTTGATGTACACTTACCCAGTTAGCGGCAATGTTAGCCAAAGAATTTTCAAATAGCATGAAAGAGAAAAAGCTAACTAAGAAAGAAAAAAGCGTTTTAAATAAGAAAGCTTACGCAGCAATAAAGAAAGAGAAAATCACGGGCGAAATTGTAAAAGATGAAGATGAGACTCCTGAGAGCAGAGCAGAGAAAAAGATTAAGTTTTGTGAGTTAATTTCTAAATGCGTTTCGATTGAAAAGGCTGCGAAGAGTGTTGGGGTTTGGGAAAGTACTATTTACGGGTGGTTGAAGGCGGATAATGAATTTCACGAGCTTTACACGCACGCGCGCGAGAAACAGGCTGACAGATTAGTCGAGCAAATGATTGACATCTCAGACGATACAGCGAATGATTTGATTAGTGACCAGAACGGGCAAAGAGTTAATCAGGAAGTGATTGCTCGTTCAAGATTAAGAGTGGAGACTAGGAAATGGATTGCTTCTAAGATGAAGCCAAAAGTTTACGGGGACTCTACAAAGATTGATGCTAACGTGTTAGGTGTTATGCAGCACAACATTGTCGCAACACAAGAAGAGATTTTAGAGATGGCTAAATTAATGAGACAAACTTAAAATCGAGGCAGGTTAAAAATAGCCACCCTGCTGCCTTCGCGACAAAGTCAAGTAATTTATTTTTAATAGCAAGCATTATTTATGAAAGAGGAAAAAATCAAAAAAGTTTGTGATAACTGCTCTAATCACTTAAAAGAGGAGGGTTTAAAATTTAAATTAATAATGAATTTGGTTATGAATCCACTTAATTTCTGTCAAAAGGAATGTAGAGATATTTTTATTAAAACGAAGATGAATAATATTAAAAGGACTCCTACATCGCAATGGATGTAGTTTTTTTTGCCAATAAAAATAAAAATGATAACAGAGCAAGAGATTGAATCGATCTTAACAGATCCCAAAAAAAGACTTCTGACGTCAATCGTTCTCGCTGGTGATTTTCAACTCTTTATAAAATACACCCATTTTGCTTTTAACAAAGTCGAGTTTGTCTTTAAGCCTTTTCATCTCACTGTAATCAAGAAGCTGCAAGCTATTGCATTTCAAGAGAATGAAAAAAGAAACCTAGCTTTGTCGCTTCCAGTCGGGGCTGGCAAATCACTTATTGTAGAGTACTTCATCGCATGGACATTCTGCAGGAATATCAATCTTGCTTATCTCTACACGTCTCACAACCGCACCAACATCATGAAGCTGTCGCGTGAGGTAAAAGATATTTTACAGCATCCTTTCATCAAAGGACTTTTCGGGTTAAAGTTAAAAGATGACGAAGCATCAAAAATCAATTGGAGCTTTGATGGCGCGATTAATAGAACTGGCCTGGTTGCGACAACAACAGGATCGGGATCTACGGGTGCGGATTCTGGCAACCCTGGAGTCGATGGCTATTCCGGTGGAATTATTGTAGACGACCCGATTGATTCTGGCGAAATTAGAAGCCAAATCGCCTTGGCAGAAGTGATCAGATTTTATGACGAGAAACTAGCAACAAGAAGAAGAACCCCGACAACTCCTTCAATTGTAATTATGCAAAGGCTTTGTGTAGGTGATTTGATTGGTTGGTTGAAAGAAACTCAGCGCGAAGATTGGGATTTCGTAGAAGTGCCGGCAATTGACGAAGAAGGTCGAAGTTTTTGGCCTGAGCGGTATCCCGTGGCAGAACTCGAGACAATCAGAAGATCAAACCCTTCAAAATTCTACGCACAATATCAGCAAAACCCAATTCTTGATGATGGAACGGCAATTTTTAAGAAAGAAGGATTCAATTGGTATGAAGAGCTGCCCAAATTTGAAAGAGTTGTGCAAAGTTGGGACACGGCTTTTAAAGTTGGAACTCAAAACGATTATTCTGTGTGTACAACTTGGGGCATTGTCGAAACGCAATTCGGAGAGAATTATTATTTGATTGATGTGTGGAGAGGCAAAGCAGAATATCCGCAGCTCAAAGAGAGATTTTTAGAACGCACGCAAAGATTCAGCCCGTTTCTCTCTCTTGTCGAGGATAAAGCAAGCGGTCAATCAATTCTTCAAGATTTAAAGCAGCTTGGCAATAATAGACTGCAAGGAATCAAGCCCGACTCCGACAAAGTAAGCAGGGCAGCCGCTCCAAGCGATATGATCGCAAGGGGTTTGGTTTACTTACCTCGCCAAGCATCCTGGCTCGATACCTTTCTTGATGAGATGCTAACTTTTCCAAACGGGGCAAACGATGACCAATGCGATAGCGTAACTCAGTTTCTAAATTGGGCTAACAAGCCGAGAGCGAAAATAGTAGGCTTCAACATCTAATCTTGATTTTCAGATTTGAGAAAGAGTTAAAAGAAATTAATTCTTCAAAATTAAAAGCTACGTAAAATATGTTTAAAAACTTCTTCAAGGTAAAAGAACAAAAAAACTATTCTCAGCAAGTAAGTTTGCTTCAATTGATCAATGGTACTTTTGGATATGCTGACAATTCAAGAGCTTTCATCAAATACTATGTTGAAGCCTGTCCAGTCTTTACAGCAACAAAGCTAATAAGCGACACATGCGCATCGATCAAGATCGTTGTAAAAGATAAGAAAAAGAATGAATTTGTTGACCACCCAATTTTAAACCTACTTAAAAATCCAAATCCTTTCACGGATGGGGATTTATTCATTAAGCAGTTAGTGAGTTACTTTATTTTGACAGGCAACAGCTACATCAACATCATTGGAACGGGCAAGCCTGTAGAGCTTAGCGTTTTTAACCCGTCAGCAATTACAATCCAAGCCAATTCACGCGATGGATATGCTGGCCAATACACCTACGGCAACCTAGAGCAATATGCTGTCTATTCCAGAAACGCCGATAAGAAATTTTTCGACTCTAAACAAAACGAGTTGATTCACTTAAGAGATTTTAACCCTAACTATTCTTCTAGCAATTTGGAAGGATCTTCTGCCTTCTTGGGTTGTGAGTTAGAGATTAGTCAATACGTTCTAGCTAGTATTCACAACAATTCGCTACTTAAGAACCAAGCCCGCCCGTCAGGATTGCTTACTTATAAAGGGGAAACCTTGTCTAACGCTGAACTTGAAGGCGTAAGATCTATACTAAAAGAGCAACTTTCAGGATCAGCTAACGCGGGTAAAACCACTTTCTTAAACGGCGAATATGATTGGAAGCAGCTCAGCGAATCGGTGAAAGACATGGACTTCCCGCAATTAAAAAAAGGAGTGTCCGAAGCTATTTATTCAGCTGTAAAAATTCCCCTTCCGATGATTAGCCCTGACAATATGTCTTTTGCCAACATGGACGCGTCTAAATTTGCATTTTATGACAACGCCGTGCTTCCTGTACTTGGTAATGTCCTTGAATTTTTATCTAAAAACTTGTTGCCTCGCTATAAAGATTCTGAAAATTTAGAATTAACTTACGATGCAGCCGCAATTGAGGCTTTAGAAGTCCGCAAAGTTGAAAACGCTTTGACAATCTCAAAAACAGGAGCTTTGACAATAAATGAGGTTAGAGCGATAATGGGATTTGAATCAGTTGAAGGCGGGGATATAATTTATCAACCAGCAACCCTCGTTCCAGTCGGTCAGGATCGTTTTACCGCAGACAATAGAGACACACCAGCAGAAAAGGCGAATTACATCAAGTTAATGTCTGGAATGAAAACTATGGATGGCAAAAGACTTTATTCAGACGACTTGATTAAGAAGAATTTGCAAATTTATTATTCATGACTTTTTCAATAGAAAAGATTGACGAAGAAAAGATAAGAATCGAAGCGTCTGTTGTGCCAAAGATCAAAAAGATTTTTGCAAATATGGCAGAAGATGCCGAGACTATTTATCGCACAACTGGAAGAGTGCCAGAAGAGTTAGCAGAAAACTATTATCCAGAATTCTTGAAAGAAGTCCGGGATGCAATGCGAAAGACAATAAAGAAATTTGGATTTGATTTGCGCGGCAATCTTGAAGCCAAGCACGGCCTTTTTTTTGATGCTGAATTTAAGAAAAGCCTTATTGGAATTGAGTTTAAAAAGTCGATTAAGATTGTAGACGAAAATATTGATCCGAAACTTGAAAACGTAAACAACGCCTTTCTTTCTGCTTCAACTTTCTTCGTAGCTAATCAATCAGAAGCTCAGGCAACATTTATAACAGCAACTAACTCAAAGGAATTGACTTTGGTTGCACAGCAAGAAGAAATTCTATTTGCTGACAACATGAGTAAAAGGGAAAGCGAGTTAAATAATTTGCTAGGCAAAGAGCCAAACACTATCGGGTCACAACAAACCAGAATCAGGCAACAAATAGAGGCTTCAAGGAGACAGCTTAGAGAATCAGCAAGAAACTCTCAGTCGATTATTGCTAAAAACATTAAGATCAATCTTTTAGAGAGATCCCAACCAAGAAGCGAGCTGATTGCTTCGCAAAATGTCGGAATAGCAGAATCATGGTCGAGACAGACCGAGGCTCAGCTTGTTAATGATGCTAATTTAATTGCAAGCAGTGGAAAGGTTGTAACAATTATAAAAACATGGTTTGCTCGTCTTGACAGTCGCACAAGAGCGGAGCACGTAACAGCGGATCTTCAACAAGTGCCAGTCAATCAAACCTTTATGGTCGGTGGAGAGTCTTTGCTTTACCCGCGCGACCCTAACGGCAGCTCAGCAAACGTAATCAATTGCCGATGTGTTGCGGATTATTCAAATAAATTTGAAACCGCCTCGAAGTCTTTTAAATCAACAGAAACCTACAAACCGACAGAAGAGATGGCAAGAAACGCCGCTCGTGGCTTAGAATGGCGGGAAAAATATGGAAGGGGCGGCACTGCTGTTGGAGTTGCTAGAGCTAATCAATTGAAAAACAGAGAAAACCTAAGCGAAAGGACTGTTAAAAGAATGCACTCTTATTTTTCAAGACACGGCAACTATCGCTCAAGTTTTTATGAATTTAGAGATGGAGAGCCGACTACTTGGCGCATAGCTTGGGAATTATGGGGCTCTGATGCGGGCAGAGACTGGGCGAGCAGGATTGCTGAGAAGCTTAGAGATTAAAGTTCGTGAATTACGCGAGAACTTTCTGAACCTTTAAGAAATTTTCTAGCTTCTTGTATAGTTTCGAATTCCATTCTCTTCCCAAAGTTAGTATAGTTTAACCATTGATTGGGAAAGGTCACAAAAAACTTAAATATTTTCCAGCCTTTATATTCGTTAAAAAATTGAGGCACAAAAACTGAACTGCCATTTGAATCAATTATTTCCACAATACGATCTTTCATTTCTTTAAAAATTAATGATTTAAGAACAATAAAAATTAACTCTAAAACTAGTAAGCTCTTCAACGCTGCTAAACTTAGCTTCAATTGTAGTTTCTTTGTCGAAGTCGAAGTCAAATTCTCCGTTTCTAAATAAGAAAGGTTGAATCATCGCGTCAGTATTTCCCTTAGTTTCAGATCCATCTTGTTTAAGGCCAGAAACTTTCAAAGAGATTAGATCGCACTTAGAAATATTAAATTTATAATTGGAATAACGCTTGTTCAACTCGTTGTAATCATTTATCCATTTTGGTTGGAATGTAATTTGCCCGGTAATATTCAAAACTACCCAAGAGCCAGAAGAAGAGTAATCAATCTTAATGATTTTAAACAGAAGTGCTTTGTCGATGTTATCAATTTCTTTAAATGACTTTTCTATTTCCTGCTGATTTTTTATCAATTGAGCAATCTGGCCAGGATCAACTTTAAGACTACCATCTTTGATTGAATTATTTTCACGATTTAAAACTGAGGCACTGATAACTACAAAATCCTTTCCTCTTTCAATTATTTCAAAAGATTCAACTACTCCTGTCGTAAAGGATTGAGCTTCGGTCGATATTTTGCCTTCTTTAAGCCGGCTCTCGGAATTTATCCAAGAACCGGTTACCATTTCAATTGCAACGCTTTTGGCCTGTTTTAAAGCCTCTTCTGGAGTCGATCCAAAACCTTTAGCAATAACAGTTTTGCTTTCTGCATTTGCGCAAATAAGCAAAAAAATTAAGAAATATTTTTTCACTATCGCAAAAGTAAACTAACATTTTTAGACGCTTCTAAAATCTTCTTATCAAGAAGAATTGTCACCATGACGTAATCTCTTTCTGGGGAAACTTTTCTCTCAATAACGTAAGCTCCTTTGATTGATCCACGCGCCTCAGAAACTATTTTCTCAGAAACATCCGAAACGATTTCACTAGCTTTTGTTTTGTTGGTCTCTTCTTTAATCAATGATTTTAAAAGAGTTGTTGTTGATTTAGTGGAGCTTATCTCGTTATTTAAAAACTCTATTAAGTTCGCCTTTGCTCGCATTGTAGCAACGCTCATAGCTTGTTCTAGGCCATTGTTGTCATTAATCAAAAGAGACGCAGAACCTGAAGATTGAATTGTTTTCCATTCTTTTCCTTTAAACTCAATTTCAATTTTGCCTGAAGATTCTGCAAACTTCACAACACTAGTCGAGACATCAGACTTTGTTTGTGAGCAGGCTTGCAAAAGCAGCATAATAAATAATAGTTTTTTCATTTTTTTAAAATTAATTGTTAAAATTGGTGCCACCGGGAGGAATCAAACCCCCGTAAGCGGGTTACAAATCCGCTGTAATATCACTATACTACGGTGGCTCTTTGGTGTTTTCTAGTCTATCTCCTTGATAAAGTCTTTAACGAGTCCGTTCACTTTCACTAAGCGAACGACAGGCTTTATTTTTGGCGTTATGTAAATTTTTTCTTTTTTAACTTTAGGAGCTTTAGGTTCTTTCGGTATTTTTATATTATGCCCTCCTTCCTCGTATTCTTTCTTTAATTCTTGCAATGTTCTCAAATTAGCTACATCGATTTTATTCATTAATGCCGCAATTGTTAAATCTTTGTGGAGAGAATTCCAAACTCTTGAAGGCACGCCGTAGGTTTCCCAATCAAAACTTATACTTTTACCATAGGGCAAGGCATACGCGAAGCGCATTATCTCACCGCCATAGGGTAATTCGTCTTTGTATTTTTTAACAATCCATTTAAGGAGCCGATACTCTCCAGAAAATCTTACGTTAAAAATGTCTTCTGTCATAATTGTTCAATTCTTGATTTTCAGATTTGAAGAAATTTGCGCACGTCTTAATAAATAGCAAATCTTTTCTAAATTTAAAAACAAAGCATGAGTTTGCCCACAAGAGAAATAAAGAGATTGCCGTTTGAAATGAAGGGTTTCGCAGAAGATGGCGAATTTTTTACGTTTGAAGGCTATGCCTCCACATTCGGAAACGTAGACCTTGGCGACGATGTCATTGTGTCTGGAGCTTTTACTAAAAGTTTAGTAACGAACAACGCTATCCCTATTTTGTGGCAGCATCAAATGAGCGAACCAATCGGTGTCTCTGTTGCATTAACAGAAGATTCAAAAGGTCTCTACATTAAAGCAAAACTACCTCGCGAAGATAGTCACGTGCAAGGGCGTGTTATTCCACAAATGAAAGTCGGCTCAATTCGTGAAATGTCAATAGGATATTTTACGAAAGATTCAGAAATGAAAGAAGGCGTGAGATACATTAAGGAAATCGAGCTTTTTGAAGTGTCTCTAGTGACAAAAGCAATGAACCCAAAGGCTTTAGTAAGCGGATTTAAATCATTTTCAGCAAATTATAAATTACCCTTGGCATCAAGAGAAAGAGCTTGGGATAGCACAATGGCAGAAGAAAGAATAAGAAATCTTACAAATTCAACTGATGCTCCTTCTGCAGAATACAGAAAGTATTTCATGTATTATGACGGAAGCGCACCCGAACTTTTTGGCAGTTATAAATTACTTTTTGCCGATGTAATTAACGGCGAAGCGACAATTGTACCTAGAGCAATTTTTGCGATTGCTGGAATATTAAATGGTGCTCGTGGTGGCGTTGATATAACAGAAGCTGACAAAAATAGAATTAAGCCAGTAATAAATCAAATTTATAAAAGAATGGCTGATGAGTTCAATGATAACAGCATTGCGAGTCCTCTTATCAAATCATTCGAATCAATTACTGAAATTGAAAAATCACTCAAAGAAAGAGGGTTCTCAAATACAGAGGCAAAAACCCTGATTTCTAAAATCAAAGAATTTTCAAATCAGCGCGACGCTGAGGAAAAACAAGCTCTGCGCGATGCGGCAGCAAAACAAGACCTAGCAAAATCGCTAGAATCATTTTTAAAACAATTAAAAAAATAACATGTCAATTGAATTAAACCAAACTCCAGAGCAATTGCTTACTGAGTTGAGAACAACATTTGAAGCTAAAACAAGCGGCTACGAAGCTAAATTTGAAAAAATTTCAGCTGAACTTGATAAGCAAGAAAAAATTAGCCAAGCTAAAACTTTAGAACTTGCAGAAGTTAAATCTTTGAGACTTGAGCAAGAAGCAAAGTTGGCTTCTCTTGAAGCTGATTTTAAACGCGGCAATTTCCAAGGCGAAGAAAAGAAAGCTAAACTTGAAGAAGTTAAAGCATTCGAAAAATTTCTAGCCGAAGGCAAAAACGATGTTAGATTTTCTGCAGAAGCTAAATATTTGAGAACTGATAATAACGAACAAGGCGGCTATCTAGCTCCTTCGGAATATGTAAATGAAATTATCAAAAACATTACTGAAGTTTCACCAGTAAGATCTGTTGCTCGCATTATTCCAACAACTAAAAAAGAAGTCCAAATTCCTAAAAGAACTGGCTTGATTTCTGGTGGCTGGGTTGGTGAAGGTGCGGCTGCTGTTGCCTCTCAATCTACTTTTGGAATGGAAACTTTGCAAGCTGAAAAAATGGTGGCTTTCTGCGACGTTTCAATCGAAATGTTACGCGATTCTGCTTTTGATATTCAAGCTCAAGTGTCGCAAGACGTTGCTGAAGAATTTGCTCGCCTTGAAGGATTGGGCTTTATCAGCGGAACCCCTGGTGCTGCACAACCAGAAGGACTATTGACCAATGCAAGCATTGCTTCATATAATTCTGGAGCTGCTGCTGCCTTAACTGCTGATTCTCTTTTTGCAATCCAAGGCGAACTCAAAGCTGGTTATGATCTTACCTGGATGTTCAACCGCAAAACTTTGCATCAAAACATTAGAGTTTTAAAAACTTCTGGTAGCGGAGAATACTTGCTTCAAATGGGGCTAGGTTCTTTACCTAACACTGTTGCTGGACTTCCTTATGTTCTAGCAAATGACATGCCTGATGTTGCAGCTGGTACTTTCCCAATCCTCTTGGGTGATTTCAGAAAAGGCTACTACATTGTGGACAATAGAAATGTTGAAGTGCTTGAAGATGCTTTGACTCAAGCTATTAACGGCAAGAGACGCTACATCTTCTTCAAACGTACAGGCGGACAAGTTGTTCTACCTGAAGCAATCAAGAAACTTAAAATCTCTGCATAACATTTTAGGGGGGCTTAACGGCCTCCCTTTTATAATTTAATTAAAAAGGAAAATATGAACGACTTACACAATCAGATTAACATCGCAACAGTTGTTGCCCCAATTGCTGTCTCTGACAATACCGCTAAAGTTGGTACTGTAATTGACAACACTGGATACCGCAGCCTTGAGTATGTAATCGCAATCGGCGTTTGCGCTGATGCTGACGCTACTTTTACTGTTCTTCTCGAAGATTCATCTGACAACTCAACTTTCGCAGCTGTCGATGATGCTTTCTTGATTGGAACTGAGGCTGTTGCGAGCTTTACTTTCGCTGACGATGGCGAAACTCGTAGACTAGGCTATGTTGGTGGTAAAAGATACACTCGCATGACTATTACTCCAGCAAATAACTCTTCTGCTGCTACTTTTGGAGTTGTTGCTGTACAAGGTTCTCCTTTACATGCACCAGTTGCAAACAATTCGTAATTAAAAACTAAAGGGGGGTGAGCCTAAAAATTCACCCCTTTTTTAAAGGAATTCATGAAAATCAAAGTCTTAAAAACAACAAAGGCCGCATCAGATGAATTAGGATCTTTTATTAAAGAATATCAAGCCGGTGAAACGGTTGAAATCTTTGATGAATTAGCGTTAATATTTATTTCTCAAGGCTGGGGCGTTGAATTTAAAGAATTCGTAGTTGAAGAAATAAAGGAAGTTTTAATTGAAGAGCAAGTAATTGAAGAAAAAGGAATTGAAGAATCACCTGAAAACAAAGCAGTTGAATCATCTCCTGAAGATAAAGGATTTTTTAAAAAAATCAAAAAAAGAATAACTAAATCTTAGTAACCCAAGGAATAAGGTAAATAATGGCCGGCAATATAACAGCGTACGAACAACCGAGACTTTGCAATGATGTCACCGTCACTATTGCAAACGGTGCTACTGTTTCAAGCGTAGCTAGTTTGTTAGGCACTTCTCTAGTCGGCATAGTAATCCCGTCAAACTTTGTCGGCTCGGCAATGACTTTCTTAGTTTCTTCTGATGGAATTACTTATCAAACATTTAAAAACTTATCAGGAACTACAGTAGCCGCAACTGTAGCGGCCAGCAATTCTTACGGCATAGTAGCAACTGATTTTCTAGCCTGGCGATTTATAAAATTAGTTTCTACTACAGTCCAAACAAGCGAAGTCACTATTATATTCCAAACTATCTCTTTGTGATTAAACAGCCCATAAATTACATTTTAGTCACTGACTCAGCAACCGAGCCTCTAACTTTGGCAGAAGTCAAAACTTATTTAAGAATTGATGGCACTGATTACGATAGCATTTTAACGCCGTTAATCAAAACAGTGCGCCAATTAGCCGAGAAAATTACTGGCCGAGATTTTATCAACAAGACTTGGAAAACTTACATTGATTATTTTCCTGGGTATTGCGAAGGAATTGAAATAAAAAAATCAAAACTGCAATCAATTACTCACATCAAATATTACCTCTCTACTGTTTTAACAACCCTGAGCAGCGCGGTTTATTATTTTACAGATGAAGATACTTTTAGCTCGATTTACTTAGTCGACGGCCAATCTTATCCAACCGTTGACGTAAGAAAGCAATCTGTAGTGATCACTTTCGTTTCTGGCTATGGAGCTGACGCTACCTATGTTCCACAGGCTTTAAAACAAGCCATGCTCTCTCACATTGCGTTTCTTTTTGAGAATACAGGTGATTGTGCTGACAATGGCGAAGCTCAATTTAAAGGAATGTATTTAGCTTACACCGTGCATCAAAACATGATTTTGGTAATCTGATGGCATGCCGCTCAATCAAGCCAAACACAAATAAGGTCTGCATCCAGGACTTAAATAAAAGAATTCAAATCCAAACAAGCTACATTGCTGCCAATAATTCACCTGGCGGTGTTGCTACGGCTAACTTTGTAACAGTTTTGACCGTTTGGGCAATGATTAAAACAAGCGCAAACGTGCAATTCATTGACGGCGTTAATATTGAGAATGGCCTTAACACTGATTTTTTTATCAGATACAGCTCAGCCATTGATTTTGAAAAACAACTCTGGATCGAGTTTGATGGCAACAGATTCAAAATTACCAACATCGAAAATATTGATAAAGAAAACAAATTTATCCGACTTCGTTCAATTGAGAAAGGAGCGAAAACAATTTTAGCAAACGCCCGATAATGTTTAGGCTAATTGAAGATCCAGGAAATCAAAAAGTTATAATGGCAAACGCTATCTTGCCGAATCATATTTCCAAAGGAATTAGGATGGGTGCTTACATCTCAGGAAAAGAACTTGTTCAAAATTTAAGAAATGACATGAGCCAGAAAAAAAGTGGTCGCTCTTACAAAATATCAAAAGGAATTGGCGGTAGAGGATTAAAAAATTACCGAGTACATACCGCCTCATCTGCTTCTGAAACTCCTGCCGTAATTACTGGCACATTTAGAAAATCAATTGACTTTCTTGTCAGGGGAAATCGCACCTTGGAATTTGGTTCAGGAAATGAAGGACTCGCTAAAGAATATGCAAAAGTTTTGGAATTGGGAAGCTCAAGAATGGCCGCAAGACAACCCTTAGGTCGCACAGTTAGGAAACTCCAAAACCAAGTAAAAACAAACATCACAAGAGAGATCAACAAACAAATCGAAGCTGCTGGCTTCAAATTGACAGGTAATTAATGCAAGCAGTAGACGTTGTAAACAGATTAAAAGAAATCCTTCCTAAATTCACCGATGATTTTAGCGATATTTCAACAATTACTTCACTGACTAGGGCCTCTACAACGATCACCTGCACAACTGCGGCAGCGCATAGCTTAACCACTGGAAATTACGTCACTATTCGTGGAGCGAAAGAGCCTATTGCTTTAACTTCAATTACAAGAGTCGATGGCATTGTGACCGTGACTTGTGCAACTGATCACAAATTAAGTGATCCTTCTCTTTACTCTTTGGATCAACTTCCGCTTTACATTGAAATTGCTGGGGTGACTCCGTCTGGATACAATGGAACTTTTGAACTTTTAACCGTTCCGACTGGCACAACATTTACTTTTTCCATCTCCACTACACCAACAACACCGGCGACAGTAGCCGGATATTTGTTGCTTGAAGATCAAGATGGATTTAATGGCTACAAACAAGTCACCGTTACCAGCGCAACAGTTTTTACCTACACAACAACCAATTCAAGTTTAGGAACTCCGGCGCAAGGTACTTTACAACTAAGTGCTGGCACTCGTGTTGATTACGCTGCAACACCTGCAAGAATTGCTCAATTTTACAGCGAAAACTCTTCTGGGGTTCTGAAAAACTGGATGTTTGTAGTGTTAGGCGGTACGTCTATTTACAAGAACGACACTATCGCAAGCGATTTATCAACAGCTCAAACTAGAAATCAAAACTATTGGTATCAAAGCCAGCGAGATCTTTCAATTTATGTAGCCCTCTCAAGTAAATCTAGCACGTTAGGCGGGGCAGAAGCTGACACCGCTCGAGGTTACGAATCAGCTTTGCTCAAAAGTTTAGCGAATTATGTTTTTGACAGTGCTCTAACTGATTCAGTTTACCAACCAATGGTTTACGTTGCAAGCGAAACCGATGACTACGTTGACGCTTACTACATCCATAGATTCGACTTTTTAGCAAAAGGATTCATCACAAAAGAAGATACGGCTGCATTCAGCAACGGCACACCTTTGCAAGTTATCAACGGAACTATTACAGACAAAGGAATGACCTACAAACCGACGACAAGAATTTTATAAAAATCTTGATTTTCGGGTTGGCGTTCCTGTCCTAACGCAATAAGTTTTTTCTAAATAAAATTTGTTTTTTCATGAAACTAAAGCTCAACCAAGATTTAAAAACCCCTTCTGGAAAACTCCTATCTGGAGCGATTATCCAAGTCGATTGCGATCAAGATTTAAATCCTCTCGATATGTTTTGGCGCAACCGCCTCAAAGATTCTGCAATTGATAATTGCGTAGAAATCGTTTCTGAAATTCAACCAAAAACTAAAAAATAATTATGGCCGCTTCTTTTCCTTATGTTACCGCAAATATTAATTCAGCTTTAACTTCGCAAGCAGTTGCTGAAAGATCAATCCTCTTGGTCGGTCACATGGTTTCTGGTACTGCGTCAAGCGGTGCTTTAGTTGAAGATTTAATTTCCGAAGCTGAATTTAACGCGGCTTTCGGTCGCACTTCTCAAATTGCAAAAGCTGGTCGCGCTCTTATCGAGGCCCTTTCAGTTTCAAGAATTCGCCCAACAGTTTCGGCAATTGCATTGACTGACAACGCATCTGGTGTCGCCGCTACTGGCACGGTTGCTTTCTCTGGCACTGCAACAGAAGCTGGCACAATCACCGTTTACATTGATTCAATCCGCAATGGTGCTTACGAAATAGCTGTTGCAAGTGGAGCTACTGCGACGTCTCTTGGTGCTTTGCTTGTTGCCGCAATCGCCGCAAATTTAGATAGTCCAGTGACTGCAGTAAATACGACTGGAAGCGTTGCGCTGACAGCAGTGAACAAAGGAACTCAGGGTAATACAATCGGCCTTAAATATAGTGGAACTGTGGCTGGCATTACTACTACCCTGACCGCCTTTGCTAGTGGAGCGACTGACCCAACTTTAACAACTCTTTTTGATGTTATTGCTAGTCAGCGTTTCACTACAATCGTTTACCCTGCCGAATGGGGTACTTCAACTCTAAAAACTTTTACAGAAGCAAGATTTAACGTTGATAATAAGATTCTAGATGGGCTTGGAATAGTCCGTAAAAATGACACCTACGCAAATACCAACACTGCTGGTGACGCATTGAATCAAAAAACCTTAGCATACATGGGTGGCAATTTAATCTCTACTTCAACTCACAAAGGCGGAGATATTTTTGAAAGCCCTCTTGTTATTGCAGCTTACGCAGCCGCTTACCGTGAGTTAAGACTTTCAGTTGGCGCAAATACTTCATCTTTTGTAACTAACGGCCAATCAGTCGGTGGTTCTTTCTTTGGCGGCATTCCTTATCACAATACCCCTTTTGCATTACTTCCAGTAATCGAAACTGGCCACGGTTTTTCAGATGCAGAATGTATTGAATTAGAGAATTCGGGCATTTGGTTGTTAAGAAATAATCCTGCAAATACCGTAGTGATTTCAAACGAAGCCGTAACTACTTACAAAACAAACGCACTCGGCAATCCGGATCTTACTTTCAAATACATCAACTACGTCGACACCCTTTCACTTTGCCGCGAATACATTTTTAACAACCTAAAAGCTGACCTTTCGCAACACATTTTGACAACTGGTCAATTGATTGCTGGTCGCCCAATGATTAATAAAGAAGGATTCATAGGAAAAATGATGGGTTACTACTCAGCCCTTTCAGGAATCAACGGCAACAACAACTACGTTCTTTTGAGAGCTGGCACTGCTGAAGCTGCTACTTTTAAACAAGCCCTTTTGGATAGCGTAGTGATCAATCTTTCTACCGGAACAATCACGGCCGAAAGCATTGCTAACATTGTGACCCAAGTAAGAAATCTCATTGTCAATTTCACTCCAACTTTTGAATAAATAAAACTATGGCTATCTTAGATTATGGTGACCTGACCATCAACGGCAAAGTAATTGCTTACGAGTCAGCGGTCAAAATTGAGAAAGGTTCTAAAACTCGCAAAGTTACTCCGCAAATTAATGGTTCTAAAATCATCACAAGTGATATTTCGACCAACATCAGCAAGATTACAGTTTCTGTAAAAGTAACTCCAGATAATAACGACCAGTTTGATGAGTTTTACAACAACGGCGACAATAACACAATTACATTCCGTGATGCAAACTTTACTGGTTGCACGATGGAAATGTTGCCAGAAAGAGAAGATTTGGCAACTGTTGATTATGTATTTTTTGGCGATCCTGCTGTTTAGTTGCTAATTAAATTTAACTCTTTAAAAGTTAGGGGTCAATTCCTCTAACTTTTAAGTAAATAATTATGACAGATAAGCTGACTTTTACGCTAACTATTCCAATCAAAGTCCAAGTCAACATTGACGGCAAAAATGATTTTGCAGAAGTTAGCAATCTTTATCTAGTCGCACCTACTTACAAACATAGAGACCACACAATCGGTCTTAAAAAGAAATTCATCGAAGCTATCTTTGCTATGACCAATTCTCTTGCAAAAGAAGATGCTCAGAAGCAAGTAAGCGACGACAAAAGCCAACTAGACTCTAAGTCAATTAAAGCTATTATTTACGCAGCTAAAGACTTTGACATAATTTCTTTTCTCAAAAAGTTTGAATCTTTCCTGCTTTCTGAAATTTGCTTTAAAGACGAAGAATTAAAACAAAAAATTACTGGCTTGGAATTGCAAAAGATTGATGAAAATGATTTTGAGGAGCTACTGGCTAAATACTTGGAATCTTTTTTTATTGTTTCATGGATGAAGACTCTAAGTTAGAGGCTTTAATCTGCAATTTAGCATATTTTTACAAAGGATCAGCAAGTTTTGATTGGCTTGAAAACCAGACATTGCCTAAGCTCTTAAGTCTAAACGAACAAGCGGTCAAAATAAACAAACAACTACAACTAGAGTCTAAATAACATGTCTTTTCAAATTAAATACGTTTACGATTTAGTTGATAAGATAAGCCCGCAGCTTAAGACTATCCAAACTAACTTGCAAACCACTGCTGCAAAAGTTAATCAATCCGCCACTTCAATGGCTAGTAGCTTTGAAAAAGTAGGGCAAAAAATCCAATCAGTAGGAAAGAAAAGCCTAGACACGGGCAAGAATTTATTCTTAAAAACTACCCTGCCGATAACTTTACTCGGTGGCTCTTTTATAAAAGCCGCGTCAGATTACCAAGAATCGTTAAATAAAGTTGATGTGGCATTTGGAAAATCTTCTGAAAGCGTTAAAAACTTTGCAATGTCCGCTGGAAAGAATTTTGGTATTGATCGCGGAAGTGCTTTAGATATGGCGGCAATGTTTGGCGATATGTCAACTTCAATGGGACTTTCTCAAGAAAAAGCAGGAACGCTCTCAACTTCTTTGGTTGGCCTTGCTGGTGATTTAGCTTCATTTAAAAACATAGGTGTTGATCAAGCTCAAACTGCCCTTGCCGGAATATTTACAGGTGAAACCGAGTCTCTAAAGCGGCTTGGCATTGTAATGACAGAAACTAATTTGCAGCAATTTGCTTTAACGCAAGGGATTAATAAAAAAATTGAAAAAATGAAGCAAGACGAAAAGGTTTTGCTTCGTTACAATTACATCATGGCGATGTCTAAAAACTCGCTTGGTGATTTCGCTAGAACTCAAGAAGGTTTTGCAAATCAATCAAGAATACTTGGCTCAAGATTTAAAGATTTATCAATCACCTTAGGATCTATTCTTTTACCTTACGCCATCAAATTAGTTAATGTTGTAATTGGATTAATTGAAAAATTCCAAAATTTAAGTCCAACAACTCAAAAAATAGTTTTAATTCTTGCTGGACTTACCGCAATCCTTCCCCCTCTTTTGATTGCGTTGGGGATGATGGCAATTTCAATCACTGCTATCGGAACGGTATTCGCGGCTATTTCGTTACCAATGCTCGGAATCACGGCGGGGATTATTGGTTTAGCTGCTGCTGCTTATTTATGTAGAGACAGCTTTGTAGTTGTCTATGACTTTCTAAAAGATCAATTCCTTACTGTATTTGATTCGATCATTGCCAAAATTGATCAAGCAGTTGCAGCCTTTAATAAGTTTAGAACCGATGCTTCAAGCGTCCTTTCTTTTGTCGGATTAGATTCTCTAGCCAATTCAGTAGCACCTAATTCTCTAGCCAATTCAGTAGCACCTAATTCACCAATCAATCAAGCAGCACCAATCAACACGCCTCAGCAATCATTTGCGGCTGGCGGACAGTTAGACATAAATCTCAGAGGCTTACCAAAAGGCTCAAATACTAACTTTACACCAGCACCTAAAAACTTTATGAACGTCGGCGTTAATTCTGTTTACGCAGGGGCTTATTAATGACAATTTTTAACATAGCCCGACTTCCAACCGCATCCTTTAAAGATGTTGAATTTGCTTATCAAGAAAGCTCAACCGACGGCGGCAGAAAAACAATCTCTCACGAATATCCTGGAAGGACTGAGCGTTACGTTGAAGATTTAGGCGGAATAGAGAAGAAGTTTTCGATAACTGCTTGGACTGATGACAATGTTTCTTTTAGTGATCGAGATGCCTTGATTCAAGTCTTAGACTCTGCTGGTGTTGGCACTTTAATTCATCCAACGCTAGGCACTCAAACCGTCGCTTGCATTGGCTACAATCTTTCTGACAATGTCAAAGAATTAGGAATTACAAAGTTTACAATCAGCTTTGAAGTTGCTTCTCTAAATATCGTTCCATCTCTTCTTAAAGGCAACAAAGGCTTTCTTGCTACTTTAAAAAGTAAAATTCTTGGCGATTCTGAGACTGCTTTTGATAATGGCTGGAAATCAGTCACAAAAGCCAAAGCAAAGTTTGATTCTGCTGTAAAAACAGTAAAGAAGGCGGCTAACGAAATAAATAGAGTTTCTAAATTAGTCCAAGGTTCTGCGGATACCTTTAGCGATTTTACAACTTCGATCAATCAAATAATAGCTTCAACAAATTCACTTGTTCAGAGTCCTTCGATTCTGGCTGGCAAAATCCGCACGGCTTTCGATAATCTTTCCGTTGCCTACAATTCTTCTCAGGCTGTCTTTGACGTAGTAAAAAATTTATTTGGATCAGACTCAAGCGACCGTCAATCAAGCGGCAACTCTCAGCTCCAGAAGGATATTAAAGCCAATCAAGATCAGGTCAATAATTTTGTAAATGCGGCCGCACTTGCTTTGGCTTACAATGCGGCAGGAAATATAAATTATGCCACTCTTGATGATTTAAACGCGGTTTCTTCTACTTTAGAAGAAGGTTTTGCGCTGCTTCCAACAACACTAGACCGAGACATTTATAAATCTCTAATCCAAATGAGAATTCAAGCCTCAGATTTGTTTGCCAATTTAGCAATTAGCCTGCCAAATGTTGCGACTTATGAAGTAATTAACCCAACATCTTTAAACACTCTAGTCTATTCTCTGTATGGATCTTTAGACCTAAAAGAAACGATCAGATCTCTAAATAATTTTCAAGATACCAGTCGCATTTCTGGCACAATAAAGATTCTTACAAATGTCTGATTTTTATCTTGAAGTTAATGGCTTACGTTATCAAGGATTCACCGACGTAAATGTTGTTAAATCAATCGAAAATCTTGCGGGTCAGTTTACTTTTTCAACTACTGTCAAAGATGGGTTCAGCTCAGCTACTGAAAGCGGAATTACATTTTTAACTGGGAATCTTGGAACTCTTCAAAACGATTTAAAAATTCAAGATGAAGTAAAAATTTACATTGATGACACTTTGCTAATTAGTGGATTTATTGAAGATTTAAGCATTGCCTATTCAGCGGATAGCCACTCAATATCAATAGCTGGCCGAGACAAAACAGGAGACTTGATTGACAGCTCAATCATTCAAAAATCTTACAGCCAACGCGGTTTTGTTAAGTTAATCGAAATGGTTCTGAAAGATAACGGCCACACTTCAATTTCAGTGGTTAACGACGTTGCAGACCTTTCGAATTTAGAAGCCAACGAAATAATAAAAACAGAAAAAGGCGATTCAATTGCTACTTTCCTGGACAGATACGCCAAAAAACTTCAAGTGCTTTTAATTACAAACGAGGACGGCGATTTAGTAATTACTAGAGAAGGTGCTGACCTTGCAATTGGGGCTTTAATTAGCGAGATAAATGGATTCAACAACAACATTCTTTCCGCAAATATCAGCGTCAACACTAGCGAACGATTTCGCTACATCGAAGTCTATTCTCAATCTAGCAATGATGATTTTACAGCTTCCTCAGTAAATCAAAGCGCAATCGCAATTGATTCAGTAATTAGAGATACTCGAAGAAAGCGCGTAACAATGTCAACAGCAACAAAAGCCCTCTCTTTAAACAACCTTGCGAAATGGAGCGTTAACGTGCGGAAAGCAAAAGGCTCAAGATACAATTGCAAAGTGCAAGGGTTTTACACACAAAGAAACCAAGGTGCTTTATGGACTCCAAACACCCTCGTTCAACTTACTGATGACCGTTGCCAAGTTAATGGCCAATTTTTAATCCAGGGCGTTTCTTACAGCAAAAGTTCGCAAGGCACTTTTACAGAGCTTTCAATTGTTGAAAGAGGGGCTTTCACGGTAGAAGGTGCGCCAATTGCTGATGGCGGAAGTTTTGCAAAGAATTTAATTAGAAGTGCCTAACAGATTTAAATAGAAGGAATCAGCAAACCCCTTTTTTCAAATTCTTTTAACAATTCAGAATTGACCATGCTTTTCCCAATGACTGATTGGCCGTTAGTTACAACAAATTCCTGCAGATCTTGATTTTTATCAAGCCAAATGTCTTTCTTAACACGAATTGCGTCAATTGTTTTACTCATATTTAATTAAAATTGCTTAATCAACTCCAACAATCAATAAGATAGTGTCGTCGTCACCATTAACATAATAAAATTCTCCACAAA